ATATCACTCCTTTGGCATTTCATAAACATTATTTACATATGTGAAATGATATTTATTAATTTGATTTTTATATAATTCTATTATTTCATTCAACACTTCTTTTGCTCTTTCTTCTGTGTTATATTTTCCTAAAATTAAAGAATCTTCCATAAAAGTTATTAATACTTGCACATTTTTGTCTTGCACATATACCGAACTTACATTTAAAAAATTTATGACTATATTCTTTTTCTGATTTAAAATTAACATCTTTCTTTCCCTCCATCAACTTTTCTAATTTCATTCATAACTTCCGTCACGCACTCTTTGCATTCTTCATTGTTATCGTTTCTTCTCTCACACAACAATTTTAAACAATATCTGCATGTTTTCATAATTTATTAAATCTCCTTTCAAGTTCTTCATTAGTATTTTTTATAACTTCTTCCAATTCTTTTAATGTGTTTACGCAATCTTTAGATATGTATTCTCTTGTAGCAATTTTTAAAATCCCTTTTATACACCCTTCTAAACTTGTATAATATCCTATGTCTTTAAATATTTCTTGTCCGTAATTTTTGCTGTTTTCGTCTTGTACTTTGCTTTTCTCCTGTAACACATAACAATTACTATTAGCATTAATATAAAATCTATCTGTTACTTGTATCATATCTCCAACTCCCCCAATCTTCTTCTCAAATCTTGTTTAAGCTTCGCCCTGTTGTACTTTATCGGAATCTCTATGCATTCAGACATGTCTATACTTATTTCTTTAGCTTGTACTATGCCGTTTGCGTTAAACTCTGCTACACTAGCTTTGTATGCTCTTAACTGGTTGTTTATTCTCTCTCTTTGTTGTACACTTAAACTCTCTAGCCACTCATGATTGTATTTCGCCAAGTTCGCTCCGTTCTCCACTGTAGCTTGTCCACCCAGCCTTTTTGGTCTTAAGTGGTGGTATGTTATTTGTCTGTCTTGTTTCTTTATTCCTTTTATCTTCCTAATTCCTGCCTTCTCCATCATACAGCCTTTTCCGTAAATTCTTTCTAACGCCTGTCTTGCTTTTTTATTGCTCATAGTTCCTCCAACTCTACTATTACTTTATTCTCTATTCCATAATCTTTTAAAACTAATAATGCACTTACTTGACTATCATCTTTATAAACCAAACCGTTCAAACTATCTAAAATCGCTTTTGCAATGTTGTCAGCATCAGGTTTTTTAGTATACTTTATTTTAAATAATAGCTCTTCTTTTTTCTTTTTACTTAAACTTTCAGCTGGTTTAAATACTGCTATAATTTTTGCCTTAAAAGCTTTACTGCTAGGTTCTGTTTGTATGTTATATTTACTCTTAAATGCCCATTGCACTTTTTCTTCAAAACTACTTGTCTTAGTTGGAGTGTACATTCTATGTGTTATGGCGCTATATCTCGGTCTTTCTTTTCCAATCGCTCTTTCTTTTATTTCAAAACTATACTTCATTTTTTTATTCTCCAATCTTTTGTTTCGTATTCGAATATTATTGGTTCTACATGTGCAAGCGCTTGATCTTTGTTTATTTTCTTCTCCCCTTTTCGAGTAGCCTCTTTGTTATACTCTTGCATGTATTCTTTTGCTACAGTAAACTTGCTTAATCCTACTTTCCATCTCCTTATTACCATTTCATCTGTCACTTCTTATCAACTCCTAAAATTCTTTTTATTTGTTGTATTGGTTCATCTGCGTACTTACAATTGTTTGTCCCTTTAAAATTAATGTCTTCTAATCTTGCACAACCGCCACATAATCTACATTTTCCTGTTAATTGTGGATATCTCATAACCTTCTCCTACTTAAAATATTTGTCTATATCTTCTGCTACCGCCCACATATCTACTACAACAAACTCATTTTCTACAAATTCTTTACTTGTTTCCATAGACGGCTCTTTGTAGCAGTAAAATTCTTTACATATTAGTGGCCTTACCTCGTATATTAAGCACTTTTTGCCGTTGTAATACGGACAAGTTAATCTATTTTGCATAACTAGCATTTGCTTTTGTGGCCTTATTTTATTTGCTATAACATATTTTTGTATTATTTCAATTTCTTCTTGTGTTACTGGGAGAAAATTAGTACAACATTCCCCACATTTGCTACATTCTCCACAGCAAGAATTGTCTGTTATTTTTATATCTTGTTTTACTATGTGTTCTATAATTTCTCTCAATGTTGATTTTACTAACATAATTCCTCCTAGATTTGTGTTATACGTTGCATATTCTCTGCTATCATATCTGCTCAATAATATCTTTTAAAACTAACATCTCTTACATCTTCCTATGATCCTCAAAATTCATATAAACTCCCGTACACATCTCATTTAGTCTACTTACTATCGCTTCTGCTGTACTGCTATTGCTGGCAGTTGATAATCTATTTATTAATGTCACATCGTCATAGTTGGTAGTTATTATAGTTGGCTTTAAATTCTCGTATCTCTGATTAATTATGTGATATAATTTTTCTAATACCCATTCACTTGGCTTTTCCTTTCCTAAATCGTCTATTATCAATAAGTCCACCGTTGAATATAAATCCAGTAGATCCCATTCACTTGTTTTTACTTCTTCTCCATATGTTTGTTTTATTTTAAATAGCAAAGTTATTGCTGTTCCATAGATTACAGGTATGCCTTTTTTTATAAGCTCTATTGCTATCCCACAAGCCAAATGCGTTTTGCCTGCACCATAATTTCCAACAAACATTATTCCTAATCCACTAGCTTTTGCTTGTTCGAAATTTTCTACAAAACCTTTAGCTATTTCTAAAGATTTTTTATTTTCTGAATTTACTATAAAATTGTCAAATGTTCTTGTCTTAAATCTTTCTCCCATTTTACTCATTTCGAAAAGTCTATCTATTTTCGCTTTTTCTTCTCTTTTCCTGTGTTCTTCTTGCTCTTTTCTCTGTTTCTCTAACATTAATCTTTCTTGCTCTTCCTTGTATTTAACACTTTTTTCGCAGTCACAATTCTCTGGTTTTACCCATGTCCAGATTGTTTTGGGTTTAAAAGGGTGTTTCAATCCTCTGTAATATAAACTTTTACCACAAAACTCACATTTTAAAGCTTTCGGTGGTTCTTCATGCTCATATTCTTTTAAAGCTTCATCATTTGCCCATAAAAATATTTGATCTGTCTTTAAATCCTCCCCTTGAATATACTGGTTCTTTAATATTTCCCCTATTCTTTCCATCTTCAACCTCCTTTAACGGATATACTGTCTGCCATCCTCTCTCAATCGACTGATTCAACATTGCTATTTGCTGACTTTCTTCGTTGCTCATTTTTCTTATTTTATCTATTAACAGTTCAACCGCTCTACTAGTCATTGGTTTTTTTATAGTTTTACGCATATCTATAAAATCGCTTATAATTTTTTTAAATTCATCAGAAACGTTTTTTTCTCTAAAAACATCTTCGAAACTTTTTCTTTTTTTATTTTTTTCTTTTTTTAATACATCTTCATTTACATTAACATCTACATTATCATCTACATCTACAGTTATTTTTGTTATGCCGTGTTATATCATTTTTAACACTGTTATCTTTGTTATCTTTTGTTATAACATTACTATTCCACCTTTTAGCCATGCCTCTTTTACCTGCTTCACTTCTTTTTTGTTTCTCTTCTCTCCATTTTTCTCTATCTCTGTCTAATTGTGTTTTTATAAAAGAGAAAGCCATTTTTAACATTCCATCTAGTTCTGGTATTTCACCTGTTTTTTCATACTTTATTATTGCTTTTATTAATCTTCCTGCTTCTTCGTCTGTAAGCAAGTCAAATTGTTCCTGATAATCTAAATATATTAAGAAACTGCTTTTGTCCATTTTGCTTTCTCCTTTCGTAAAAGAGGACAGATTATTATGTCTGTCCCCGTTGTTTTAATTTATAATCATAAGTTCTTTCTCTATATCTTCTGGAATGTTTCCTTCAAATACATAACTATTCTTTAATATATATTCGTTATAGCTATTTGCGGTTTTGTTTGCTCTCATTTTTGCCTGTTCTGCCCAATTCTGCTTTTCCTCGCTATCACTGTTCTTATATTGCTCATATGTTGCTTTATCTGTTTTATAGCTTGCTATCATACTTCTACATGTATCCTCTACATTCTTTTTTGTATCATAACTTGTTCTATCCTCTATTTTTCTATCTATCCATTCCACTTTATTCGAAAACCACGTGTCAAACCAGCCAGCAAAAACACCTATTATTGTTATAATAATTAAAAGTACTATTATTCCTACTCCTATTAAACATCCTTTCATTATTATCCCTCCTTGTATGTAACTACAGTGTCTTCTATCTCAAATGGTATATCGCTGTAAAGATAAACACCTGTCCACTCTACATATTTGCCGTCTGGCGTAAAGAAGAATATCCCCGTATCATTCTCTCCATAACTTCCATCTATATCTGGTAACCATTTGTTACTATATCTATCTGCCCAGTTAGCATCACTAGTTCCAGAACTATAATTTATATCTTTTTCATAATATTCGCTGTCCGGAGTTAAAAAGCTATTCAAGCTGGATACTTTTCCATCTACAATAAATTTGCCAGCACATGCTCCATTGTTTAAAAACAAAGCAATATAACCCAATGGCTTTTCTATTTCACAAATTAGAGTATTGGCTTTCTCTCTTTGTCCATTTACCCAGTATGCTCTTCTAATTAGATTATATCTTTCTAAAGAATAATCTATGTCTGTTGGTGTTGGTTGGCTCTCTGCAAGCTTATTCCCAACATTTAAAGTACTCTCTATATCTTCTTTTGTACTTGTTGTCTCTCCACTGCAACCCGTTAAAAGTATTACCCCTAAAACCATTATTGGTATTAACAAAAATATTTTTTTCATTTTTTATCCTCCTATAAATAATTTCGCCCATATTTGGCTATAAAATCTTCTTTTGTTTTGTTATAATGTTCCTGCCATGTTTGTTGTGCTATTTTCTTTAGCTTTAAATCTAGTTCTTTATTAAAGTGCACTCCGTAATTACTTAAATTATGCCAGTCTGCTCTTAGCCATAACCATAAACCATCCTGTTCACTTAGCTTCCTGTTTGCTGTGCCCTCAAAAACATGATGTTTATGTAAGTTGTATGTGGTTTTAGTTATGTAACATTCTTTCTTATTTTGTAATATTGATTTCATCTCTTGTCCCATTCCTTTAATAGACTGCATATTTCAGCTTCACTTTTTGTTTCTATTCCAACAGCTTTACAATCTTGAACTACTCCATCTATCAATCTGCTCATTTGTTTAGAATTAAAGGAACTTGAACCATAATAAGCATTAATTATCTTAAACTCTACATTACTTATATACTCTGTATCTGCTATTTCGCAAAACCAAGCTATACCCTTATCTTGCCACATTATTTCAAATGTTTTTACGTCTTTTGTCTCTATTCTAAATCGTCTAAATATAGCTAATTCTTTTACTCTTTTTTTATATTCTTCTATTGCATCCAAATCTTGCAATTCACACAGTTCTTGAAGCAACTTCCAAAAGTAATTGTTTGCATTTACACTTCTCTTCTTCTTCACTTCTTTTACTTCATACTTTTTTGTCTTATCTTGTTTAAATAAATACTGAATTACTTGTTCTATTGTTCCTACCATAAGAGCCTCCTAAAATGGCAAATCGTCTTTTTCTTCTATTTTTGTATCTTCTTTCTTTTCTTCTTCACTCGGAAATTCGTTTTGTTCTTTTTCTTTTGCTTTCATTATTTCTGCTAAGATTATTCCTAGTGCTTTTTTAATTACTGGGTCTGTCTTCTCATTTTTGCTATACAACCAATCACAATATTGCGGGTCTTCCCTTACTATTTCTCCCAATGTTGCACCTTTGTATTTACCAAAGCTCAATTTAATTGCTGTAGCTTGTTCTATTGTCATAGTACTATTGTCATTTTCTTGTTGTATTAAATCGCCCATATCTTCTAAATCTTGAGTAAATACTTCACTTAAACTTGCTACTTGTAATACTGCATCTATAAAAGCTCTTTTCTTAGCCATTTTTAATATTGTATTTACTAGACTACAAATATCTGGATTATTAATTTTGTATTTTGTTCTTCCATATTTATCTGTTATAGTTTCGCTATAGCCTGCATAACTATCTGGTACAGTATCTACATTAATAAATCTGTATTTCTTTTCCTTACTGTTACAGCTTCCTACTCCTTGTGCTACTGCCTGTCCATTTCTATACAATGTACATTTAATATTGTAGCTAAAGAACTCTTTGTCGTAATCTTCTGTTGTTTGCAAAAAATCGTATTCTGGATTTAATCCAAACAACATACAAATTTTTTCTCCACCTGGTTTTAATAGAGTTGGTTTACTCGTTCCTGGCACTTCTCCAAAATCATGTCCCTTTTTCAATGTTTTTTGTACTACTGATTGCATTTGTGCAATTTTATTCATTGTTATAGATATATTATCTATATCTACTGTTTCTATAATGCTTAAAGCATTTACTTCATTTCCCATGTTTTATTCCTCCTATTTAATTCTTAAATTAGTATTATCTGTGTGAATTGTTACTCCATCTGGAACTTCTCCTGTTGTTTTATAATTGTCTGCAATCATCTTTTTATCAATTTTTGTTGTTACTACTTCTATTTTAAATTTATTTGGTACTTCATATTCGTTTGTAATTTCAACACTGATCGGGCTTTTAGCAATACTCATAGTTCCCACGTCAGTTTCAATTTTTAATATATTTAAACGCTCCATATTTTGTTTCACATATTCTTTAAACTTATCTACTTTATTTTGTTCTGCTTTTTTATATTCTTGTAGTCTTTTTATTTGTACATCTATTGCGTCTATTAAAGAACTCCTATCTTGTATATAAGCCACTATATTTCCGCTTTTTTTCTGCAGTTCCAATGCTAACTCTTCGCCTAACTTGTTATATTCTTCTTCTGTTATTGTTCCTTCTTGCACTTTATCCATTAATTCAATAAAATTATTTGTTATGTTATATAAACTTATCTTTGTTTCCATTCTTCCTCCCTCTTGCAATTTTTCTGTATTTGTGTTAATATAAATACAGAATTGCATATATTTATATGTTTTGTTAGTTGTCTATTTTGATTTGCGGTCTGGGTAGACAACTTTGTCTATGTCTCGTAATGTTGTAAATGGGTTCTTACCCATTTTGTAGCAATCAACTTCATGTGCTACAGCTACTAATTTTCTAAAATGGGTTACAGCTCTTTGTTCTGTGTCTATACATCTTTCTTTTAAATCTTCTAATTTAAAAAAATTTACTACAGCTAAAATTAAACAAACTATTAATAGCACTACTAAAATTACTGTTATCATTCTTTTCCCTCCTTTACTTATTTGTTAAAATTTTTTTATGCTTTCTTGTATTTCTTAGGTTTTAACCCTAGTCTTACTGCATGTTGCATATTTTGACTTCTGTTACACCATTCTAAATTTTCTACTTTATTATTTTTCTTATTTCCATCAATGTGGTTAACCTCTTTATAATTTTTAGTATTTTTTATAAATGCATTTGCAACTAGCCTATGAACTCTCCTTGAATACATTTTGTCATTTTTACTCAAACTTACTTGTTGATATCCTAATTTATTTTGTCCTATTGTTAATATTGTCCCCTTTGTTAGTCTTTTAGCCCCAGTTCTATATGTTATAAGTCTGTCTATACTTCTCACTCTCCCTAAATTGCTAACTTGATATAAGCCTTTAAATTCTTCTATATCTTTCCATATTTCCATTATTGATTTCCTTTCTTTTTATCCATTTTTATGTTAAAATTGCCTCGAAAGTGAGGTGTTATTATGTCGAATATCCAACTATCTAAAGATGCTGATTATCTGATTTGTTTAATTTATAAACATTACTTAGAACTGCGTGACAATGGTATTTCAAAATCTGATGCCAAAGTTTTAGGTGATTCTCAAAAAGTTAATCAAGATATCATTCCAGAATGGTCTTTTGAAGATACTGATGATACTTGCCGAGAACTTATAAAAAAAGACTTATTAGATAATCGTATTTATATGGATAATTATTGTGGATATATGAATTTATCCGACAACGGTATTATTTATATGGAAAATCGATTCAAGAATGGCTTTAAGGAGCTTACTGATTTTATTGCAAAATTTATTCCTTAAATGCTTGATTGTTTTTCCTTAATAATTCTAATGCTGACTCACATTCGGCATTAGTTATTTTTTTGATTTCTTCGATTTCTCTTTCTACCAAACCTTTACAAGTTGGCAATGGCAATATTGCATCTAAAATTATTTCTCTTATCAACAATGGTAGTTTTTTATATAAGTTTTCTTCTCTTTCTAGTTCTCTCTCTTCTTTTATATGCTGTAAGTATCTATCTAGCCTAGTTGTATCTAGTTCCACTGGAACTATAATAGGTTTGCTTTCACTTTCCATCTTTTCCCCTCCCTTATCTCATACAGTATTGAAATAATCCATACGCTAACAACATTGAGCTTGTACAATATAAAATTGTTGTTACTAGTATCTTTTTAATCATTTGTATCATCTCCTTTCAATTGCAATATTAACATCTACATTTTCTTGTTCTGCATAAATTTCTATTAGCTTTCTAAGTACGTCTGCATAATCTACCACATGTGATCATCTCCTCTCTCTTGGGTTGTGCTGTGCTTATTTTGTTGAAATGTTTTCAACTTCTTTTGTAAAAAAAATTTTCCATGCTTCCTCTGCTGATTTTATTTTTAGTAAATCTACTGCTTTACTTATTTCTGTACTAGAAAAATCTGATTGATTATTTAATTTGCTACTTAATGTGTTTGGAGCCATTTCCATTGCTTCTGCAAAGTCATTTTGCGTTCCGAAAATTTCTTTTATTTTTCCTTTTAGTTTGTCAAAATTATATTTTTCCATTTTGCACCTCCTCGTTGAAATATTTTCAACTTGCAATTATAATACTATATGCCATATCAAAAGTCAACACTTTTTTTGAATTTTTTTCAACTTTTTTATATTTTTTTTAAAAAAACATTGATTTTTTTTCAATTTTCCTTTATAATTCAATTGTTGGAGGTTATTATGCAAATTATAGATACTTTTCAAAACAGGTTAAAAAAAGCTATGGAAATCAGAAATATTAAACAAGTTGACCTAGTTGAGAAAACAAAATTAGATAAAACTTTAATAAATAAATATTTAGCTGGTGTTTCAAATGCAAGGCAAAGAAAATTGACTTTATTGGCAGATGCCCTTAATGTTAATGAAATATGGTTAATGGGATATGATGTCCCAATGGATAGAGAAGTAAAAACTGACATATTAGGCAACCCCGTTGTCTCTATTCCGCTTCTTGGTTCTGTTAAGGCTGGATACGACTATCTGGCACAAGAAAACTGGATAGGTACAGTTGATGTGGAGACTAGTTTAGTTGGTGATGGGAAAGACTTTTTTGCTTTAAAAGTAAAGGGAGATAGCATGGCTCCTGTGTTTTTAGAAGAAGATATAGTTATAGTAAAAAAACAAAATGACTGCGAGAACAATGAATTTGCTATTGTAATTATAAATGGAGATGAAGGAACCTTAAAGAAGATAAAGAAAACAGATAATGGAATTATATTACAACCTTTAAATCCCGCTTATGGTCCAGTAATGTATACTAAAGAAGAAATGGAAACAATACCAGTTCTTATAGCTGGCATTGTAAAACAATTAAAAAGGGAGTTTTAATAATAGAAAGGGGGTGACAATCATTATGGCAGAAAAAGAAAAAATATTTACAAGGGGAAATTTAATTACAATGACTATTTGTATAGGAGTTACATTAGTTATAGCTATTTTATTATTTATCTTAACAAATAGTTCTGGATTAGTTAACAACAACTTTTTTAAGATAGAGTCTTTTAATATGGACACAGAAAAAACTGATTACACATATTCAGATAATTATTACACTTATACTGGAACTGGAGTTATAACTTGTTTAGATAAAAATACTAACTACTTTGTTTTAATAGAAAAAATAGACAATGCAAATGATACAGAAGATTATACAACAACTATCGTAATGAATGGCAAAGGAGAATTTGGTACTTATGATTCAAGTTATTCTAGCAATATAGAAAAACCAGAATATGAGTTTAGAGTAGTTGGTTTTATACCTTTTGACAAGTAAAACAAAAAAAGAATTAGAAAGTGTTTGAGTTTTCGCACAGCACAACCACTTATCTAATTCCGACAATCACTATTGAAAGCGATTTCTCTAATATTATACATTAGAGTTACCTCGTTTTCAATAGTTTAATAAACAAATTTATTGAAAAGTGAGGTTTTTTATTATGAAATATGTAGCTTGCTACTGTAGAGTTAGTACCGAAGAACAAAAAAAATTCGGTTTTTCTATACAGGCACAAAAAGACGCTTTAGAAAAATATTGCAAAGAAAATGGATATAAGTATGAATTTTACATAGATGAAGGAATTTCCGCTTCTTCTATGAAAAAAAGAAAAGCACTAAATGAAATGTTAAATAAAGTTTCTGTTTTTGACATGATCTTATTTACTAAACTCGACAGATTAAGTAGAAATGTTTTGGATGCAAACAATATAAACAAACTGTTAATAGACAACAAATGCACGATGAAAGCAATAGATGAAGATGATATAGACACTTCTACAGCAGATGGAACTTTTATTTTTAATTTAAAAGTATCTTTGGCACAAAGAGAAATCGGAAAAACATCGGAGAGAATAAGATTTGTTTTTAATAATAAACGAGAAAAAGGCGAAATTACGTCTGGCACAAAAAAATATGGTTATGACATAGTAGACAAAAGATTTTCAATAAATTCATTAGAGGCTGAAAATATTATTAATTTATATAAATATTTTGTTAATGTTAATGGGAACATGAAAAAAACTTATGAATATTTTATCCAGCACTTTGATGGCAAAGGGTATGATGCTCTTGTAAATTATTTATCAGACACTGCATATATTGGGAAATATAAACTATATAGGAAAGACGTATATTTAGAGAACTATATTCCTGCCATAGTAACTACTGAATTATGGAATGCGGTTCAAAAATTAAGAACAAGAAAAACAATAATGAAAAAAAATAATGTAGATGACTTATTTTCTGGATTAATATTTTGTAATTCTTGTAAATGTAGATTATGCAAAAAAGTAGACAATAGATCAAAAAATAATTTAATACGTTATATTTGTGATAATAATTATAGATACATTCCAGGAACTACAAAAAAACGTTGCCCAGCTTCTAACATTATTAAAGAAGAATTTATAGAAACATATTTACTCAAAAATCTAGAAAATGAATTTAACAAGTATAAATCTGTTATAAATTTTCAAACTGCTAAAAATGTAAAAAAGACCAATACAGCCTTAATAAAAAAATTAGAAAATAAGCTTTTAAAGCTAAAAGATTTATATCTTGATGATTTAATAGATAAAGATACTTATTCTAAAGATTATAAAAAATATTCAGATGACTTAAAAAAATTAAAATCTGGTCCAATTGAAAAACCACAAAGAGATTTTTCTCACGTTGAAGAAATACTAAACTCTGATTACATTAACATTTATAACAATCTTACGAGAGAAAACAAAAAAAGATTTTGGATGTCTTTTATTGATAAAATATATGCTGAAAAAGGTGAAATTAAAGAGGTTACATTCTTATAACCTCTTTAACCTTTAGTCGTTACTTTGTTCCGGTGCATCTACTGGGCAACATTATTTTAGTAACGCTTTATTGATAATATTTATTCTACTTATATTAAATACTTTTACAAAAGTCTTTCTAAAAACTCTAAACAATATCCTTTCCCACCAATTTAATTCGTTTTTGATAAACATAATTTCATGTTTCATATAATACCCTCCTCAAATCATTGACAAATCTTGTCTGGGAGAATATAATAATAGTAGAATATACTCCACAGAGTGTATTTGTCAGGTTAAGAGATAGGTCCATAGGTGCGAGGACTATCTCTTTTCTTTTGTCGAAAAAAAATGGAATGCCTAAATAGCTGATATATTAACATACATCAACCCACATTCCATTAATCAAAAAAAAGATTCTCTATAAATTCGACGACTACATTATACATTTTATGATAAAATATGACAATAGTTTTCGACATAAAATTTTTCGACAAAGTTGTCGATAACTGGTTAAAATTTTTTATAAGTTATTGAAATGTACGTACGTATATAGTATAATAATTATAAAAAAAGAAAAAGGTGATTAAAAAATGGAAAGTAAATATAAAGCACAAATTAATTATGCTAAAAGAAAAGGTTTTGTAAAAATTGGGTTTGATACAGATATAGAAACTAGAGACAGATTTAGAAAAGCATGCAAAGCTAACAACACTAATACTACAGCAGTGTTAAAAGACTTTGTAACTAACTATATTAAAAAAAATGAAAAAAAATAAAAAAATTTTCAAAAAACTATTGACATATACGGTATTACGGTATATAATAGGTGCATAAGATGAAACAAAACAAAACCAACTACGGAGGGTACAGCGATGGCAAAGGCGAAGATTACTTGCAAATGCGAAATCTGTGGGGGCACGTTCGAGCACGTCCGCACTTGCGCCAATAGCAGCGCCGCTGCTTCCTACGAAGAGTGGGCGGCGGAACACGTTACTATCTGCCCGTCCTGCTACGCCGCAGCGAAAAAAGCAGAAGCAAAGGCTAAACTAGACGCATACATTGCCGCCGAGTTCGGCACCGAGCATCCGCTTCCCAAGATCACCGGCGTTTCCGAAAAGCAGATTTCCTATGCAGAGGCCCTGCGCGACGAATTCATCTCTCGTGATCTTGCAAGCTGCCACGTAAAGCTCGCCAGATTCTTCGCGGTGAAAGATAAAGTCCGGCTCGAAAACATGAGTGAAGAATGGCACGCCGCAGCAGAGAAGCGGGCGGAATCGGAAGGCCTGTCCGTCGAAGCATGGTTCATGAAAAACCGCCCGGCAATCGTAGCCCGCACTTCCAAGATTACAATCGTCGATGTTGTAAAAACGCTTGAGCTGATCGTAACGGAGTCCAACGCGTCGAAGCTAATTGACGCGTTGGGCTGAGAAGAATGGGCGTATAATAAGACCATAAGATAAATTAAATGACGGAGGTAAATAAAATGTACGAAATGAACAGGGATATGATGGACACCATGATCCGCGACTGGCTGGCAGACAATGCAGAGGAGATGGCCGATCTGGTCGTCGATTACGACAGTATCCGGTACGACGATAATGAAGAAGAGTGGATCGCTGACGCGCACGACGACAGCACCAGCTACACGCTCAAGGCTTGCAGCGATGGTTTCATCCGCATCTGCTGATGATTGCGGCCAACGCAAGCAAGGAGGACGCGGGAATGAACGGCTACCAGCAGGCGATGATGCCGAAAATTGCAAAAATGAGGAGGAAACAACAATGGAAAACGTAGAGGAAATCACCAGAATCATGAAGGCCGGAAGCGCCGCCGGTCGCGCGCAGGAACCGATGCGGTTTGTGACGCAGGAGGAACGCAACGCATGGTATGAGGAACAAACGGAAATTCTGGCGAAGGTTATGGCTCCAGTAGGAGACGAACCTTACGACAAGAACCTGCAAGGGCATAAGATTGCGGAACGCTTCGCGGATATCCACACATTCGAAATCTATAGACTTACCAATATCCGATACATTATCGGGGATTTCGAAACATACGAAGAGTACGCAGCCCACTGCCGGGCGGAAACAGAAGCATGGTTCGACAAGCTGCAAGCAGATTTAGAGGAGGAATAAAAAATGACTGCACATCTTTACCGCATCC